GGCTTGTAGGTGGATTTGCAAGACTTCCCGTGATAAGCTGATAGACCGTTTGATTTTGGGTGGTGTAAATGGAATCGTCAATCAAAGTCATTATTCCATTCGACCCACTGAAATTGAGTTGAAGAAGACCCTCATCAACGTGGTCTTTCATTTTGTAAGCTGAAAAGTTGATTACCCAAATATCGGACGCTTGGGAAGTAGTGCTTCCGCTTTGCATTGAAAACATACCATTGGCAATGGCACTGACATCGGAATCGGCTAACAATACGTTTTTGTATTGGGAGTAAATGGCCTTGGTTGGAGAAGTCTCAATACTTGAAGATTCAGTTGTGAACGAACCGCTTCCAAGTTCCCCGTAAAAGTTTCCATAGGTGATGGAGAAATATGGGTCATAGTTGACGTAGGATGACTGGTCGGGGAAGACATTCAAATAATACATTGTATAGCGAATGTCATAGAATGACGTTCCATACGATGGTGTCCCCACCGAGCCAGTCAGTCTCCAAAAGTCACTAAAGAAGTTGGCTTGGTCCCAATTTGGGGAACCATCGGGCCAATATCCACTGGCGACTCGGGTGATACGTCCCGTAACAACGTCTTGGTTGGGGTCAAATGTATTGTATATCATAAATTATTGAGTTGCTGTGGCCGACGCCGCTGTTGGAACAGTGACCGTCACTTCAATCGAAGTGCTTGCTCCAGAGTCGTTACCAATCACCGTAAGGTTTGTGGTCGTCGTCTGGCTCAATCCACTGTTTGGAACAAATCGGAAACTTGTTCCAACGACAACCTGAGCACTGGCAATGTTGATGTTGCTGGCAAATGATGGCACAGTGTTGGAAACCGAGTTGACAGCATTCGTTTGCTGAACAATCAGAAGACCGACGTTCTTGTTTCCGAGAATAACGGTGTAACCGTCTTGCAAGTCGTATGCGGGGTTCGTCGAAGGATTAATGATGATGTCTCCCGTGTAGGTGGACGTGATCAAAATCTTGTCCTGAGAAATGCTGATGACTGGAATGGACGTGACGCCCTGATTCAGGGTGACGAGCTTATGCTTCATGATTTGAGTCTCATCTGTCAACGGCTCAAAAATGGGGGTATTGCGAAGGGCAATATCATAAAACGCACTCCCGTTTGGATTGTTGGGGTTGTAAAGAGTGTAGTCAATTTCGTCATCCGCCAAAGCAAAGGACTGAATATTCAGGTTGCCGTTTTGAGCCATAAGTTGACGACCCTTTTGGGTCAAAATTGCATCAACAGTAATTGTGGAATTATCCAAATATGCCATAAGTTATTGTGCTCCAATACGTTGTAGAAGTTTTTGCATTGAAGGTGGGGTTATTCCATACTTGAATGCTAACTGTCTTTTGTTAATTGTCCCGGATAAATATAATTTACAAATGGTTTCGTATTCTTCCTTCGGAACTTTGTTTTTGTGATACCTACCTTCCATAACTGCTTTTTGAACTCCTTCAGATATACGAGTTCGCTCCGCTTCGTTCATTGTTTTTTCCGATTTTTTCTTTGCATCTGAAATATTCAAACAATGTTCCGATGAATAAACTCTTCCAACATTGAACTGTTGTGCCTTGATAATTCCAGTATAACATGATTTTGGCCTATTTTTGAGTTTGAAAATAGTTTCTAGTTTATGCTGTCTTCCCGTTCTATCTATGGACATTTGCTTTTTCTGTTCTTCCGTCCAACGAGGTTTTCCACGTTGAGCATCGGCATATTTTTTAACTACCCATGATGGTCGCTTAGACCCCGGAGCCGTAGGACACCAAGCATCTTTTCTCATATTATAACATTGGTCTTTTCCCACCCACACATTCAATTCTTTTTGTTCTTCTCTCAAAAGAACTTGTGGAGAACATTCACGATACACTTCAAACAAAAATGAGTCTTTTCCATATTTATTCCACGCATTCTGAAGATGTTGGTTGTCATGTTTATTCTTGGATAAATCAAGTTGATGACGACTAAACCGTCTTTGAATGTTGTCAGATGACCCAATGTAAAATTTCCCATTGGTCTTATTAACTATTCGATATATTCCACTTACAACCATACACTTTTTTGTTTAGACCCCGCCATCAATGATGGGTCAATGATAGGAAATCCACTCGGAGAAATGTTTGGATTATATGGGTCAAATTCTGTTCCCCCATCGCAATCTATCTCCACGAGTTTTCGAATTGCTGCCCGTTCAGCCGCATCCATTGGAGTATCGTTGTTCCATAATAATTGTCCAAGTTTTGTCATATGCTTTTATAAAAAGGTACTCATCTATAAGTATTGACGGGCCGGGGGTTTTATTTGAAAATTACGTTGTTTGTCTGAATGATGTCAATGTTCGTGACAGTTGTTGATTGGATGGGAGAGCTTCCGTCTCCAAGCCCATTTTGACCAATCGTCGTTGAAACCGTTTGCATTCCAGTTCGATAGGAGGCAGATGTAACCGTTCTCCCCGATGCGAGTCCATAGCTCATATATCGTGTGGCTGAATAATATCCTCGCTTATGCGTGTAGTGATTTCGAGGGTATCCTGTAATAATTTCAAAATACGTTCCATCATCCGTAAACACCGGCGTCTTCATGAACTGAGAATATTGAGATGAAGAAAGAGTCAATCCAGATGCGGGGTCAAGAAACGGGACCGATGGCGTAAATTTGGGGTCAAATCCATATACGGGGAACCTTTTAAATGAACTCTCAATAGGGTTGTATCTCAAGATGTAGTTGTTATAAATTGCATTTGGACTATTGAGCCACGTGTTTGGGTTGTGAGTAAATGAAGCAGTTCCATTAAATGTTCCAGCATAATCCCCAATCGCTGAAGGCGTCGAATCTACTGCGGATGAGGTATAAACGGCGGAGAAGAACCAATGGTCATTGACCAATACATAATCGTAAAGATAAATGGAGTTGGTTGAATATGTGTTATATCGTGGGTCAGAGACAAGATACCACGATTGACTTTCAGGATGTTTGTAAGAACCACTTAAAGCATAGATAGTATGTCTTGTCCATCGTTTTAGCATGTATTCTGACGACCCATGCAAAGGATGGGATTGTCTGAACATGTTAAAAAATATTTCTCCGTTCATAAATTATTTACACTGGACACATTAATGTCGCACTCCATCTTGTTCCTCCCAATGGAGAATATACACGTAGAACTGCATACGGCGTTGATGTTGTTTTTAGAAATGAACCAGTACCGGACCCAGGTGTTGGATGTGACTTCCCGACCGTGTAATTTGGATTAGTATAAATCGGTTCCGTAAAGCCTAATGCATTCAATGCACTACGATACGACTGTAATCCTCTCCAATAAGTATCCATAACTATTGCACCATCATAAATCACTTGGAATCTGTCTGGAACATCGAGAGCATCATAATACAGTGCCACAATACCTGTTCCACCTCCAAGCTGAACTGGATAATCTGTGTAATATGGACTTATAGCTACCTGTCTTCCATCAACACTTAACAATCCACCGCAAGGTGTAGTTCCCGGATTGGTAACTGGCGACGGTGCCGGAGTTGGGCAACTCATCGTAAAGCTACAACTTATGTTGAATGGATTATACACTTGAACCGCCGCCCAAATGCTTCCAGTCGTCTTCGTGAAAAAGAATTGTTGATTATTACCCGTCAATGTAACATTAGTCAGCGAGGCTGATATAAATGATGGTATAGGATGTGGTCCATATTTTCCTAACGCATTGTTGATAGTATTGACCACTGTCTGTGTCGGTTGAACCATACTTACCCACAAACTATCGTATTGTGTTATTCCGCCAATCGTTACGACATACCTAGATGCTGTTCCGGCATTATAACTGAATGTTACGGGAGTTGTCAGATTTCCAAGGTTATATGTGTATTGCGAAGAGAATGGATATTTTCCAAGACTTCCGCCTGCGATAGAGTTTGAGTAAGGTCCATTGCAATTACCCTGGACGGCCATCACATTAATATAACTTGTACTAATGTGAGTGGCAACATAGGAATTGATACTCTGAGATTGGCATCCATTGGACTGAGTTATTTTAGTATATGCCGTTAAACTCACACCATAGATTCCCGGATCATTATAAATAAACGTTGGGTCGGCAGCGGTGCTTGTAGTAGAGCCAGACCCAAACTGCCATTGATATGTAGTTCCATTGACACTCAAATTTGTAAACGTCACAAGCAACGGAGCATAACCGCTTTTTGTTGATGCATCAAAATCTGCCGTCATCGGGAATCCATTGACAATGATATATCCGAGTTTAGTGCTTTTAAGACCAAATTGCCCATAGAATCCGGTCAATGTTACGGTATAGATGCCGGATTGGTCATAGACATGGACGGGGTTTATGCTACCAGTAAAGACATCTCGTTGTGAAGTTAAATCAGTAGAATTATCACCATAATCCCAAATGTATGATGACGCTCCAAATGATTTGTTTATAAATTGTACTGCGAACGGAGCATATCCATTCACAGCACACGCCACAAAATCTATTGTTCGGGCAGGAATACCTGCGGCAAAGTGTCCAAATTCAAAATTATCGGGGAGGTCACTGATGTAATTCCCCCCATAGTTAACGGGATAATCTCGATTTGGATGCGAAAAAGTTCCGACATCCAAATAAATAGACTGTGATGGAATAAGCGATGACGTAATTGTGACTACCGAGTTTGTAATACGAGCCTCGAAAGCATATTTTGCCACACTATCAATCACTTTCAACTGATATTTTGGACGCTCTAAAATGGTGGGTTCAATGACCACACCGGCGATGGGGTTGGCTCGGGCAGGGACAACATTCTTGATGCTGTCAAAAATAGAACGGTTGAAATAGAGCTTGTAAGTCGTCAGCAATTCATTGAAAAGTGTTCGGCTTCCGCTATATTGGTTGCGGTCGGCAGCAAACTCTTTACGATATTGTTTCAATGTGTCATAGCTCGAAGAATACTGATATAGTGGGTCGCCGATGACATCCATGAAGTCGAAGTTACCGAAATAACGAACGATGTCACGGTTCTTGAAATCCTGTGGGTCGGCATAGAATCCAATCTGCGTCGAATCGGGAGCAACAGCCGACTTATCAACATAAGTTGAGCGGTTCAAATTGTCGAGCCGAACTTGAAGTGATTGAGTGGTGTATTTGACCTTCTCATTGCGGAATTTATTCGGACCATACTTGGAGATTCCCCAAGTGCTTGGGTAGTCTATGGCAGTCCATTGCCACGGATATACTGATTGAGAGATGGGGCCGCAAGAACCACTGACAACAACCGCCGAACCTGACCACGGGTCAGTTGCAATGATATAATCTACATTGCAGTTTGGTTCTCCCTGTAAAACATTCAATTTCTCCGAGGATGAAATGGCGAGGAATGGGTTTCCATTACGCCAGATTCCACTCACCATTTGGTTGAATGGATAATCCGTATGCATACGGAATGTCAAATTCTCAAAGGCCAATGACCCACTTCCACGGGAAGCATAAGCATTGAAATTGTTGGTGTAATCTTGGAGGTCTCCATCTGCAATTGGGTTTCTCCAAACTTGGAGTTTATCAAAAGCTCCGGTAAATCCCTGTCCATTCAAATCAGCAAACCATCCACCGATTTTAAGCAATCCACCTTGGCTGAAACGAGCATTGGAATTGACATCATAGCAAACAGCACTGGATGACAACGCCACAACTTGTTGGCCGAATGCATTCCGTGTGACATAGATGTCATAAAGAGATGGAACTAAATCCGTATTCGCCGTAAAATCAAACGCAGGGTCGGGGGCATTTCGACGAAGCATGATATTATAAATATTCC